AGTGGCTGGAGGCGGCTGAGGTGGGTAGTGGGCGTGGCCAGCGAGCCTGGCGGCGGGCGTTCGTTGTCGACGTGGGGGGGCGGTTTTACCGCCTCGTCGGCCACCGCGAAACCCAGCGGCTTGGAAGCCAGCGAGGCCGCGCTGTTGGCCCCGGCGAAGTACACGGTGAACCCGCCCTGGATGCTGCGGCTGCGCCAGCTGGTGGACTCGTCCCGGCTCTTGCGCACCGCCACCTTGCCGTGCATCACCGGGGTCTGCAGGATCGTGGGCAGAAAGCGCTGGGCGCTGTGGTCCTGGGCGTCCTGCAGGGTGGGCTGCACCATCATCATGTCCTGCGGGTCGGTGTGGATCCGCTGCATCACCGCGTTGTAGAGCACCTCGCTCTTGCCCAACTGTGTGGCAAACCAGAGCACCACCCGCTCGAAGGGCTCGTGAGAGCTCGCGCAGCGCATCGGCTCCACCAGGTAGGGCGTGCGCTCGTTGCGCCACTGGCCACGCTCCGGGCCCTTGGCGATCTTGCGATACGAACCCGCCCACTCGGCCACATCGATGCGCGGTGGCGGCGCCAGGAACTGACGGCGCACATCCGCCAGGAGCGCGATGCTGCGGGTCACATCATCCGGAAGGTCGCGTGCGCTCACTCAAACGCCCCATCGATATCGGGCACCCGCTCAGCGGCGCCGGCCAGCTGCTGCAACGCTTCGTGGATCTCAGCATGCAGCAGGTTCTGCACCACAGCCGGATCACTTTCTGCTGCCAGAAGCGGCCCCATGCGGGCCGGGATCTGCAGCATGGCGTCACGGGTGGTGGCGTAGTCTGTGGCCAGCTGAGCCTGCACAGCGGCCACGCGGATAAGCTCCCGGCGAAGCCGGGCCTCCTCCATCTCGGCCATGTTCGCCTCCGCAATCTCACGCCTGGTACGCGCCCGGTCCCGGTCCTCTTCCGGGTCCTCGGGCATGTCCATCCCGTGGCCACCAAACACCGGCGTCCCACCAACGGTGACACGAGGTCGCAGCCCCTGAGCATCATCCCTTCCATCGTTCCACGGCCTCCACGGCTTGCGCACCGGAGCAGACGCACCTGGTGATGGCTTGCGCTGAGCCACGTTCTGCCGCGCCTCGCGCCAGGCTTGCGCCTCGGCCACCGACCCAACCGGCATACCCTGCTTCTTGAGCTTGGTGATAGCCGCTGGCGAAAGGCCCAATGCCCGCCCGATCTCTGCCTGTGATGGAGCTGAATCAGTCATTCACCTTCACCATTCACCATTTACATTCACCATGCACTAGCGAATGCGCGGGGCGCGAATTACCCTCGCTGACACTCTCGCAGGAGGACCCGTGAACCCCATCGCCCATCGATGAGGCACCAACTGCGGTCGACACAGCCTTCAGGATCTGGAGACGTGAGGCAATCACGCTGCCACTCCTTCGGCACAGGCCGCTGACCTGGTGCGCCCCTGGGGTGCAGCCAGACCCAACGCCTCGCGCACCGCCCGCGCCTTCTCGGCGTTGGCCTTGAGCTGTTCCGGTGTAAGCGGTACAGCACTGACCAGCGTCGGTGTTGGACGAACGGGTGGCGGTGCAAGCGCACACCCTGGCTCATCGTCCCAACGCTGCTCACGCAGCCAGCGGGCCGGCTTGGGGATGAACTGACCGCCGTTGCGTTGCCATTCCGGGGTGCGAGCCCAGGCATGCACGGCCCCGACGATGCGCTTGCGAAGCGATTCGTCGGGTGACAGCTTCTCCCACTCCTGCCGAGCCTGTTCCCTGCCGACCTTGCGAGGGTAAGCAGCAAAGAACACCTCGAAGGCATCGGGTCCGGCCGAGTTCTCCACACCCGTGTCCGCGCCCCCCGCTGCCGCGGGGGGTAGGGGGGTTATTCCTATGGAGGTTCTTCCGGTTATATAGGGATGTCGTGGATTGCACCCTTTTGTGTCGTGGATTTCACCCTTTTCATGTCGCGGATTGCACCCTTTTTCGGGCTTAAAGGGTGCAATATTTGCACCCTTTCCGGAGTTATCCACAGGCTGCGGAAACGGTGCAATATCTGCACCCTTTAGCCATTCAGGACTGATCCGGTACTCAGCACTGCGGCCACGCCCACCGCCATTGCGCACCTTGATCAGCCACCCACTGGCCAGCATCTTTGCCAGGTGAAGCTGAACGGCACGCACAGACTGGCGGCTCTTGTGGGCCATGAGCTCGACGCTGGGGAAGATGTGGGTGCCGTCGTCGTGCGCGTTGTCGGCCAGGGCCAGCGCCAGGGCAAACTCACCCGCGGCGCCAGGGTAGCGGTCAAACACGGCAGCCATGCAGCGCGAGCTCATAGACCGGCAGCCTCCCGCAGGCGGAAGCGCAGACGGCGCGCCAGGTACTCATCCACGCCCACCCGATCTGCAATGCGCTCCATGCTCAGCAAAGGGGTGTAGCTGCCCTGACGCACGAACATCAGCACGGGCTTGATCTGCGCGCCATGAGTCCCAGTTTTCGCCCACACGCCGGGCGCGAGGTGGCCTGCGGTACCGCCACGCAGCCTTCCAAAGGACACGAAGTACACCACCCCTCGGATCACCCGACTCGTCTTTCGCGTCTCAAGACTGCTGACCCTTGTTCGATCAGCCAGCCTGTCGCGCCGCCTTTGGGTCATGTTGGCGCGGTAGCCCTGCTCTGACGATGCCTGCAGGTAGCTGATGAGCTGCGCCAGGAAGGCGCCCCGAAGGTTGCCTCGCCCGTCGTCACTGCCCGGGTACGGCTCACGCGGTATTGATGTCTGATAGCCCACCGGCAAGATGCCAGCACGGCGCAGGGCCACCTCGCTGCGCTTGTCCGCCCGGCGACCACCGAACTGCTGCGCCTGGAGCACATGCTGCGGGTCGACACCCACCTTGCCGCCCGTGCTTGGCAGATTGCGCGAGTCCAGTGTGGGCAAGATGCTCGCGCTGAGTTTGTCGGGCGTCGCCATGATCACCTTGGGGGAACGCGCAATGAATGGCGTCACACGATCGAAGACGCCGCCCAGCTCGCGCGTCATCTCGCGGCGCACTTGAAACGCGGTGTCATTGATGGCCCTAACCTGTGCCTGGCGCATCTCAGGGCCCGAGAGCTTGCCAAGCAGATCGCGCACAGCGTCCAGACCTTCGGCCTTGATGTTGATCTCCAGCACCTCAATCCCCCTTAGGGGCCGGACGCATACGCCCGCGCAGCATCGCCACGGCGTGGCCCACCGTGGCAATGGCCTCCTCAGCCATGTGCACCACGCGGCGCATGTGGTTGCCAGTGACCCCACCCGGCCCAGCCAGCACGCCATCGGCCAGCGCTCGCATCAGATCAGCCTGAGCCACCTGCATGCGCATGATCGCCTCCGTCGGGTCGCCGCCACTCTGGTCGGGTGTGGCCCGGCTACAGGTGTAACCCAACGCCTCGGCCATGGCGTGCAAGATCGCATGGTTTCCGCTGAAGTGCTGCAGCGCGACAGCCTCTTTCAGACTCAGGTGGTGGGTGGTGTTCTGCTGGTTCACCTTCGCGGTGAGCGTGCCGGCATTGACCCCCATGCGCGTGGCCAGGGCAGCGATGCCACCCGGGTAGCCGTGTGCCGTGTTGTAAGCCGCATCGGCAATGTCCTGACCGGTCACCCTGTCGGGCATTGCCTCTCCTGCAACATAGGCAAAGTGGTCTGGGATGGAAATACTGATAGCCATGGACATCACCTCATTGAGAGAAAAAGCCGCTGCCGGCCACACCCTCACCCTCAACACACAGGAGGGAGGAATACCTGGGCAGCGTGCGGCCAGCCTGCAGACGGCAGGCCAGCGCGGCAGCAGCTTGAGAAATGGCGGGCCGGCCCAGCCCGATACGATGGAACACCCCACGCACCCCACCAAACGGAAAGGACCGACCCATGAAACAGAGCGCACCACTGCCGGATCCGCCCACCGTAGAAGAACGGCTGCAGGCAATGGAGTTCTTCCTCGGGCAAGCGCTGCTGACGCTAGAGGCCGACAGCTGCGCCATCTGGGACAAGATCGAACAACTGGAAACCGCCATCAGCGGCCAGCCGCCCAGGAGCCCGACATCGGAAGCAGAAGACGCCGAACACGCGCAGGACAGATTCACGATGGACTCCCTGGGCGCCTGGATGCAACTCTGCGCCAGACAGATGCGAGAACACCAGGCAGCGACGGCGCGGCAGCTGGTTGCGATCGGCGAGCTGACAGACCGGGTTCTGAGCCTGGGCGAACATCTGGCTCAGGAAGAACCCCCAGAAGCTGGACCAGTCTTGCGCGCTGCACTGGCGAGAGCGAATCGCCGGCCGCCTCCCGACTGAGCATCGCATGCATCTCGGCATCAAGA